GCATTAGACATTAGACAGCGTACGGGAAGATAATGAACGGAAGCGTAAACGCACTGGCCGGAACCGTGCTTGTGAAAGTTACGACGAAACCGGTGGTGTTTACGGTTGATACAGACTGAATTACAACAGCCGAGGAAGCCGCGCCGTTCATCGGACCGACAAACACGGCCTTGGGGGCAACAGCGACAGGCGGGTTAGCTTGAGTGAAAAATGGAGTCTGTGTACCATCAATGAAGTTGACAGTCAAAGAGGCAGTGGAGTTATCACCAGTGAACGTCACATATCCATGATATGCTAGTTCAGTCGCATCACGACCTCCGAATGCCACAACTTGGTTAGTAAAAGCTGGCGCAGCGCCAGTAGCCCAAATAGCATTAGCTGTATTGGCCATTAATTGGTTCCTTTCAGGGTGCTAAGTGTACGAATTATTTTGGGAGACCTTCGTACGGGGTCGAGATACTGGGGCTTTGGACCCGAGTTTTAAGATTTCTGGCTGCTCATCTTTGAAGTCGCGGAGCCCGGTGTAGGAATAGGATTCATCTTTGAATCGAGTTTCCTGAACCCCGCGATCGAGGATTTGCTTGACGTTCAATTAGAGACCGAGGAAGTGTTTCTTAACTTTTACGAGCTTGGCGCAGGCCGCATCGCCCTGGCAAACTTCACTGTTCCAACGGGCTACGATGACCTTGGCAGTCGGGAAGACAGCAGGAGCGGAAACTGACTTCGCAGAAACTGCGGCAACCGGAACTGGCGTTAGCGCAGGAATCGCGGCGACAATCGCGTTCACGGTTGAATAGATCAAGTTGCACCAATTCGTAACCTTCGCGACAGTTTTGGGATCGGAAATATGCGCAGCCGCCAGTTCCTGTGGAAGACTGGTCTGGATAGCATTGATTGCGGACTGTAAACGAGTTAGGTCTGAAGTCGCGCCCGAGGCTTTATAGGTGTCATAATCAGCTTGAATGACCTTGATAGCCGCCGTGGCATCATCTGAGAGTTTCTGAACTACAGAGGCATCTGTCGGCGAGATCGCTCCCACTGCTGGAACGATACTGGCCGCAATCTGCACGACCACTTCGATGTCCGCGAGGACCTGATCCACTGTACAAGCAACCATCGAGACACATAAAATTAGGGCTAGTGCCCCGGAAAGTAGTTTCTTCATTTCGCTCCTTGAGGATTTTGATGATTATATAAAGCTAGGGCGGATTGGATGGCAGCAATAATGCTAGCCACGAGTCCCTGATATTTAACAGGAACTACACCAGAGGCCGCATTGGCTACCTGAACCACCACGCCTAGCACCTGCAATAGGCCATGGACGAACTTACTCATGGTTTTCTCCTGGGGTTCGAACCCCGTTCTATGCGAGGAATAAAATCCGGGGAAGGTTTTACGCTAGGTAAGAGCCGCTTCGAGGAGTAGGTTGACCCTCCAAAACCTGGTTCCCCTAAGAAACGCACGCGGATAGCAAGTCACGCGGGCGTACTGTCGTTAAGTGTAACTGTTCAAGGCTGCCGCCTGTTTTTGGGAGGCCTCATCTCTTATCCAAGCGCCGGTCTTCCGACCTCGGGGTTTGAGGCAGCACAAATACTGAAAGGCATTAATGAGGTGGTCGTTCCGCTTAAGGGGCTTATCCTTCGAGAGACCTTTCTGGTCGCCTCGGGCATAATAGTCCCAAACATATCTCTCGATTTCCCATTGGAATTTCTTAAGATCATTAAAGACGTAAACTTTTGGATGGCGGCTGGACTTATCAAGAGTAGCAGAGATATACTCCCTACTAGCGTTAAGTCCATAATCGTCATAGTTAACGTCCGCCAGCCTAACGGGGATTCCATTTTCCCGGTAGAGTTGCTGGCCAGTCCGATGTGTTTCTGCATTGCGTTGACTTCCCCACTTGGGGTCTATGAGCCAGATGTCAATTGGGTCGCTCCCGTTTCGAACCAAGATATCCTTTGCGTGCTCAGAGACTATTTTGTTGGATTCGTAGTATTCTTTGTAGAGATAGAGATCGTCGGTACCAGGCTCAATGGCGGCCCAGACAGCCGCAGTAGTCCCTGTTGCAGCAGGGTCAATGGATACAATTCGTCGCCATTGTCTTGGTAAGGGTTTCGGGTCAATGACATGGACACTTCGTTTCCACAACGGATAGACCAACCCACTGCGCTGTATAAAATCTCCGAAGAGTCTGGCACTTTCCTCAAAATTCCCCTTCCATTTCTCAATCAGTCGAACCTTTTCGTCCTCGGGGACATAGGGGTTCTTGAGAACATTCAACTTTACAAACTTAATATCCTTCTGACCCCGGAGCATATCCTCATACAGGTTGAATACCCAGGGGGTTTTAACCCCAGATGCAACATCTGTGAGAGGTGTGAGAGTAAGAAGTAACTTGCCAGCGCAATCAGCAGTGCGCTGATAACACTCGTCAAAGACATCCGCCTCGCACTCCTCGTCTATATGAACAAGATCGACACTTGCTCCCTGAAACTTGTCTCGCCCTGCGTCTGCTGACTTTCCAGTAATAATCGAGCCGTTCGTGAAATACACCTGGAACTCCCCATCGACAACCCTTTTAACAATATCAGGGTCTCGGGGGAGTAAGGGTGGATGACCTCGTCCTTGTCGGAGCTTTTCAGACCAGATAACATTCTTCAGGAGCCCGTAATCAAGGCCGACAATCCAGATATTGTTGGGTGGTTCAGGAATTGGGAGGTCCTTGACGTATTCGTAGGCAGGTTCTCCTTCGAAATACTTTTTGCCAAGGGCCCAGGCAACGTCAATAAAGACTCCCTCTTCAGTCTTGCCACTGCGATTGCCTCCAAGAATCCCGAATATCTTGAGTTCCTTGGTGAATTCCTTGAAATGGGGGGCTTGCTGGGGCTGGGCCTCCCAATACTTTACATAGTTTTCTTTGCGCCGCTTATCATCGAGAGCCTCGATGATCGCTAGCTGCTCCTCTTTGTCGAAGCGTTTGAGCTGCTCGATCGCAAATTCGGGGTTACTTATTGACATGCTTCCCTGAGATTACGTCCTCTGCCTGAACGTAGTCCTCGTTAGTTTGCGTCGGCCACAGGTTCTGGGCGAATATTAAGTTGTTTTGAAGTGCCTTTTGCAATTCGCTCTCGGGCTTCACGGATATCTCTGTCAGTGAGACCGGAGAAGATGTTGATGTTTCCTTCGTTTCCAGACCAGCCTTCCATTTTTGAAAGCTTGTCAAGAACTCCCGCAGCTTTTTCAAATTCCCCCTCCGCAATCAATCTATCGGCTAGGACCCACATCTGCCCAAGTACGACCGATTTGGTCCTACTAGGATCATTGGCTACTCCCGCGTAATACTTATTCTTCTCGACGCGAAGTATTTCTTGGAAATCTCGCCGCCTCGAAACCTTATCTGCTTCATCCCCGTCGAGTGGATGCCCTATTTCCAAGGCGGCTTGCTTCAAACTGCATTGTGTCCTGACCATGACCTCCGCAGCTTGGACGAACCAGGCTGGACAGTATAGCGGATTCCAGGGTCCCTTACTCACAAGTTACTTTTTAGCCTCGGCCTTCGGCTTCTTACTAAAGGTGAAGTTCGCCGGATCAAACGTATAGTCAGCCTTGCTTAAATTACTCTCGGTCCAAGCTTGTTCGAGTGCCTCGTTGACAGCTTTCGTGGCCGCTTCTCCGGCTACTTGGGCATCATTGAAGAGTTTCTGGGCATAGGCCTGTTGCAGGGCTGCCTGATCTACGGCGTGTTCGGCCTTAAGAATCTTGTTTTGAACCGCTTGACTGGCCTGGATTGGTTTCGCAGGTTCCTGTGCCAACGCGATTCCAATTAGAAACAGAATTGCCAGGATGTATTTCATTGTTCTCCTCTTTGAAATGTGCCGGGCCAACCATTAGGTGCCGTCTCAGAAGTTTTTTAGTCTCCGTAGGAAGAAGTACGCCGCGATCCCGGCTTTAGCGGTTCTTCCCCAATGGATTGATGGACAGAGCGGACGTACCTGCTGCTAGTTTAGACCCTCGATCCCCCGGTCATATTACAGGAATTTTAGAATTATTTTAGGAATTAGGTTTTGTTAATAATATATCTATTATATATCTCTCTTATAATACGTCTCTATCTCTTCTTGTGTGGCTGTTGTTTTACGTAACCCCCGTGACAAGTGAGACGTAATGTAATATAATAGAATATCCGAGGGTCTAAACCAATATGACATTCATTTTGCTCCTCATGATCGCTGCTTGCTGGATTCAAATCCGCTGGGGATTTAATGACAAATACTGAATCCGCCGTTTATAATCGCATCTCAACCAAGTGCCACCTCTATGTCAAGACGTATTTCCCGGCCGAATACAAGAATCTGGTCGCGGCGGCCCAAAAGGAATATGAATCTCGGAAATATCGTCGAACCTCGCTTTCGGACCTTCAAAACGCCTTGAAACCTCCGTCTGAGGCCGACATGTAATATATTACCAATTTCACGTATTTTCAATAGCCTAGCCAAAACTAGGCTATTTGAGTTTATATTATATAAAATTCATTTATAATAGCCAAAAATGGCCAATTTTTAGGCCGGCGGGTCCCATGATTCATCGTGGCCACCCTCGATGACGAAAGCTTAAACCTCCCGCAACTCATCCACATAGGGGACCGGGCGGCCGGCTGTCTCACTTTGAGACGCCAATCTCACATTGAGATGCCCCATTGTGAGACCTGCACGTTTGGGGCCATGCTGATTCGAAAGGGCTTGCGCTTGTGGCAGCCCGGTTGCACTTTGCAGTGGCGGTTGCTTGCCCAAGTGCTACTGCGACAAGCACTTACGCCGTGTCAGAGGCTTGCATAGCTCTACCGGACACTAACCTGTGCTAGACTTGGGCCAGTTCAACCCGACGGGAACATGTATCGCCTTGGCAGGCTTGATGCCAAGGCGGGATATTTCCCGTAGGAGAGAACCACCAATGAAGCTAACGCTAGCAAGCAAGGCTGGAAAACTCCCGGTCGTCGATGCGACTCGGGATCAGCTACTCAACCATGTACTGCCTACGCTGCTCGACCCGGAACGTAGACAGGAGTTCTACCAAGGCAAGGGGGAGAACCTGACACTGGGGCAGGACACGTTCAACATCGAGCTGACGAATGACGACGATAGTCCCGCTGGCCGATTGATGTTCAGTTGGTCGGTCAACTTGTGGGGGCCGAAAGTTGCCAAGGACAAGGCGAGTAAGGCCGTGGAGCAGGATGGCTACAAGCTGGCAGCCAACGATGTGGCGGCGCTAGACTATGCCATCGCGAAGATGAAAGAGAACGCGGACATCGACAATGCAGTCAAGCTGGCCACGATCAAGAGTACCTACAACCGAGTGGGTACCGTGACCAGGGATGAACTGAAGTTGATTATGGGCTTGCAGTAGCGTCGAGGCTAGGGCTGGGGATCAGCGGTGACTCCCCAGCCCGTGTCTGGAGGCTACCATGCCTGAAACGCACATGATCGGGGAGCTTTGGATATGCACCAAGGCTCAACGGGACAAGTACCTGAACCTGATGGGGTACATGTTTGAGCAATCCATACCGCTAAGGGGATTGCCGCTTGTATCCACGTTTACGGAATGGACAACAACTGAGCGTTTGCATTATGCCATGAGGAGTCAGTGGCTATGATCGAACACTCATCCATAGACAGCGCAGAGATAGCCCTAGAC